AAGTCACTTGTCAAATTTCTATGCGAGGGAAATTATTTCTGGCACTGCGTTCTGATGTACTCCTGAAGCGTTCTCAGTGCTGCTTGGTCGCTGATGATTCCGTCCCGGATACCGAGAACGTTTCGTCCAGCAACTGGAGAGAGTTCGACGGTGGCAGCATTGCCCATGCCGGAGGCGCTGGAGGTTTCGGCTGAGGATGACACAGGGCATTTTCCTTTGACGAGCACCCTACCACCATTATCAAGCTTGCGCCGAAGAGCATCATTTTCAGCTTTCGCATCAGCTAATTCCTTCGTGTATCTGGCGTCGAGCGCAGCAACATCATGCTGACGCTTCGTCATGTCGGTAATTGTCGCGTTCGCCAGCGCCAGCTTATGAGTAACGGTATCGCGCTGCTCTTTGTATTTCACGGCGTTACCGTGGTAGTGGTCGGTAGTCCACGCCAGCACTGCGGCCACAATCAGCAACGAGATTATTACGCCAGTGGTTATGCGGTTCATGTTACCACCAACGGATTTGCCCTATCAGATAGCCAATAGCAGCGACAAACAGTACCAGCCAGATCAGGATAAATTTCCAGTTTGGTAATTGTTCAATCATTAGTCGCAACTCCCTAATCAGTTTGCTAATATCAATCACAGGTTCTCCCTTGCCTTCATCAAGGTGCAGAAACAGAAAACCCCGACTGTTTGCAGCAATCGGGGTTTTCGCTTTTATATCCTTCGTAAATCAGAAATCGGCAGATTTTGTGTTATCCGCCCGCGTGGCGCCACGGTGCCGTAAAAAATCACTTTATAGTGGCGCCACGGCATTTTTTAGTGAAATATTCTATAAAATGATAATACCTGCAAATATAAGCCAGCCCCAGCCGTCATTCCCACTGATCGCAACTGCCGCCGCCATCAGAAAACATAATGCTGATACATCACGCTTACTCATGGTCAATCCCCCAGCACGCCAACGCGCTTTCCTGGTCTCGTCGCTCTACCTGACCATAGCACCCATTTTTCTGGCCTTTGGTCAGACGACAATCGCGGCCACCGTCTTTAATCCACCAGCGAATAGCTTCACAGGCTCCTTTACGGTCGCCAGCATTAATTCGCTTATAGAACGTAGACGGGAAACATTTTCCTGGGCCGATGTTGTAAGGGCAGAAAGAAGCAATACCTGCTTTCTGTGGTTCCGTCAGCGGCACTTTAATATTGCGCTCCACCCACGCCAGCGCCCTGTCACGTTCAATAGCGTTAACCTGGTCGCATTTCGCCTTTGACAGCGTCATGCCCCGAACAACGGGTTTACCGTCCACCTTTGTGGCACCGCGACAGATGGTCCATATGCCGGAGCCATCTCGGTATGCCGTGGTGTGGTTGCCTTCTTTTTCGTCCAGAAACTGGTCGAGAATCACTGACGCAGACGCACCGGCAAGCACCAGCCCCAGAACGGCAGCACTTAACTTTGTTTTTGTCGAGACCATAGTTATTTTGCCACCTCACCAGAGATGCGTTTCATTGCCTCTGTTACGACCTCAGCCGCTGCTGGGCGATCTCGACCTGGTTTAACGGCCACATCAGCAAGGTACTTAGCCAATAACTGCGTTCTTTTTTTCTCTTCATCAAGCCGTTCACGTTCTTCTTTCCGCTTCGCGTAGTAGGTCTTAATGGTGAAATAGGCCGAGATCAGAGCGCCAAGGATAAATACATAATCTTGCAAACTCAGAACAGAAAAAAAACCAAGCAGCCCTGACCACCAGTACGGCATGTTATGTCCATCGGTTGGGTTCATACGTTGCATATCCGCACCTCCGTAATCGGGGCGCTGTGTGAAGTAAGAAGGCCGCCCGGTGGATTAGCGACAAAACTCAGAGGGATTATTCCGGACGGCACAAACAGAAAAGCCCCGGCAATCACCGAGGCTTAAATTGTTGCCGGTTACCGCTCCGGCGCGATCAGCAAAAGCTATCGCGGTATCAGATTGTGGTCCTGCCTGTGTGAGCTTTGCGGTCGGCTGGAACATGTAGACTCCGCATCACTCCCCGCACTTTGTCTTATTGGCGTCGGGAATCCATAAAAGAAAACCCCGCCGAGGCGAGGTTCTTAATTCTTGTAACGTCACAGGCATAATAACCCATCGTTGGAATCAGGTTAGCCATTTTCCGTTAAGTTTGCAATAGCTAAATTATTTTGGTCATCGAGTCACGTTTCCCAGAACCTTTTCTGCATACGATTCCTCAATATGGCAATGCTCCACCAGCCGATCGAAAAACAGTTTATAGTTGTACCGCCATACCATTTCCGTTACTCCTAGTGCTTTAAAAATCTCAGTATCTTTGAGACGTGGGTAGCCTCTTCCCTTGCATCTTGGGCATTTTTTATAAACCGGCACGCCCTGCAACTCAGATTTTTTCTTATCGAGAATTTCTCCGCGTCCCCGGCAACGACATTCATTTTTCACATGGCCTTTGCCATCACACGCCTTACACACTACGCGCACCTGCTCACGAACTGATTTCCACACCTCCCAGTCGGACGGAGAAATACCTTTCGTATCTTTTACCCATTTTGGTGGCTTACCATCCGGGTAGGTAACCTTGTTCGTGAAAACCTCAGCATCAATTAATTTAGCACCATGACAGCTACTGCACGTCACCAGGCTGGCCGCGCTGAGGGAATAATCGCGAAATACATAACGCGCCATAGTGTCGAGAAATTTTGAGCGCTTACTCTCTTCCATTTTCCGTAATGCTCCATGCCGCTCTGCACGCTGCTCTGCTAATTGCCTGATGTAGGCGATGATATTTTCAGAAGATAAAACTCCGGCTTTTGCCAGATACAATTCAATACCCACTGCGGCTTTTGCAGTAAGTAGCCCGAGGGATGCCATTACGTCAGTAATAGTCAGCGTATCAGACGCTATTCCGCATGGTACTGCGCCGGGCATCATGGATTTAGGTGAAAAATATTTCGGTAAGGACTCAAGCTTCATTTCGATGCTCCCGTTTTGCTTCAATGCGGACGTAATTACGAAGAATGCGGTATGCCACCGGAAAAGATCCCCGGTATCGATAAATTCGGAGACGCAACCAGCGCATGCGGAGTATGTCGATCAGTTCTGGTTTCATGCTGCATTATCCTGTCGACGTGCGCGGCGCTTCTCCAGCGCCCGGGCTTTGCGGGTGAATATGGATTTGATGCGTTTCAGGTACGGGATATCGAAACGACGTGGCGCATTGTCTGATTCAAGACGCTCCACCCTTTCGAGGCCTATACGCCTGATGAGGCGGATTCGGTATTCGACCGCATTACCGCTTAACTGCCGGTTGCAGCGCGTGCAGGCCGAATGAACGTTGAATACGTTGAATTTGAGATGTGAGGCGGCACCGCGCGAGCGGTAATGGCTTGCATCGATGGCGCTTCCGGTCAGGAAATTGCTTTTACCAACCAGCGGCGCATCGCAGCTAATGCAGGGTTTACCTTCATCCCGTATCCTGATGTAACGGTTAAAGGCGGCCTGCGCCTCTTTATCCCACTGAGCTTTAGTTTTGAACGACTCACGCTTAGCCTGGCGGCGCTGGCGTTCGGCTTTATCCGCCTGGTGTTTCTCCCTGATACGCCTGGCTGCGGCTTTAATCTTTTCTTTGGCACGCAGTTCAAGCGCGTAGATAGCGCCATGTTCAGGACAGCACCAGACAACATTGCTGTAAGCAGGATGAAACCATTCCCGGCAAACTTTGCACTTACGGCGCGGTAATTTAGCCATGTTCACCCCCAGACCTTTTGGCGTAAGGATTTTGGCGTCCGCACCCGGCGTGCATATTCAGGTAATTTCGCGCTGACAGTCCAGGTAATGAAGTCAGGGTTCAGGCTCTTTTCTGTCCTTACGCCCCGCTTCTGATAATCCGATATCAGCGTGTCGGCCTGCTCGGTTGTGCAGTCATGATGATGGAACCAGGAGTATTTCATCGCCATCACCCCGCAAAGCTCATGAGCTGGGCGGCGGCGTTCTCGGCCTCGCGCTGAGTACGGAATGTACGTGATAAAATCCAGCGCCAGAGAACATCAAGCGCAGATTTATACAACTGCTGAAATTCGACCTCATCCATACTGGAAAAAGCGATGCTGCGGGGATGTTTGCGAAGGGTGCCGTCCGGTAGCTGGATGGCGTCATAGTGACCAGCCTCAACCGTCACCCATGCGCGGTAGGCATCGAATGATTTACACAGGCTAATCCCGTTTGTTACCCGGCGGTTTGCAATCTGTTCCAGATACTGTTCAGCCGCATCCAGTAATGCGCTTTCATTCCCGCCATATGCAGCGAGAAACTTTGCATAACCGTTTACCAGTTTGCGCTCATTGGCAGAAATGGCGCCGCCGGTGGGTTCCCAGTATTCAAACCCAAGATTAAGCAACGCAAAAAAGCGGCGATGGAATGCAGGATTCCTCACCTGACGGAACTCAGCCACCAGCACGGCGCCGAGTTTGATTTTTGATTGCAGAATATCACTGGTCTCCGGCGTAGCGGGGATCAGAATTCCAGATGACTGCTTGATGAGTTGTAATTCGTGCGCCATGGTGTTCTCCGTGGCGCAGCAGGTGCAGGTTGTTCAGGCCTACATTTGAAGTGTATCAAAGCAACGGGTAATTCGATAGCCTGCCTTTTCTAACATTTGCGTAAATAATGTTGGAGTAATGTTGGAGTTCCAACTATGTCATTAAATAATGTTGGAGTTCCAACTATGTCATCAGGGTGAAGGGGAACAAAAGATATCTCGTCACCACGACGATACATCAGAGCGCGTCCGCTATCCGGAATACTACCGAACCTTGCCACTACACAATGATCGTAACAACGTATAACCGCATACCCTGATTCTGGTAAGTCTTCTAACATGTAACCCCCGTCACACTGACTTTATTTCTGGAAACGTCTGCGACTCCACGATGCTTAATATGCATAAAACCAGTCGTCAGCGCTTTCCCACGTTTCCTGCAGAATGCTCTGTATACGTTTTTTATCGCCATCAGCAGCACCGACGATACTCAGACCATCCTGACTACCGCGACGGATGGTTAAGTTGCAGTTTTCATACTGATTCTGGAGACGGGTAATTAATTCTTTTTCAAGCGCAGGAACGGCACCTTCCGGAAGCTGTTTTGTCCGGCTGATAACAAGTTCAATTCTCATAATTCCCTCTACATTTAACTACTGTATATAAACACAGTACACCTGTTAGAAATAACATTCAAGAGGTGAATAGCACTTTTTGCAAAAGCTAGCCTGTTGTTTCATATCAGATTTCAGGCGGAAAAACCCGCCGCAGCGGGATAAACCCCCAGAACACCGCTCCC